ACGGTGACCTTTGGCACACGCTCAACTGGATCCCACCAGACCTTGGCAGCGGTGTGACCGTACAACTCCTTGAGGAGCGCAGCCTGCTCGTGCTGAAGGTCCATATCGTTGGCTTCCCACCAACGGAAGTAGAGTTGCTCACGCATCTGTGCCATCTGACGGTCTTCCGTCTTCTGGCCAGTCGGAACATAGTTCACGATTGGTCGCACTGCCTGAATTGCGGCAGGGATCTGAACATAGGCGTGGTGAATGTTGACGGAGACGTGGGCGCGACCAGCGAGTCGTGCGCTTGGGTCCTGTGACCAGTGGTCTGCACCACCGAGCGTCATCGTCTCTGGATGGTAGAGGTTGTCCATACGGCGGAAGAGCGCCTTCAGGCGGTTCTGCTCTGGATCGACCAACTGCTTGCGACCAAGGATCTCCTGAAGCAAGACGAAGTCGTCATTCTGCTTTGGATCTTGTTCCTTGGCAACGAGCGAGGACTCAAGCATCTTCAGCGATGCGGCCTCTGTTTCTGTGAGCTTAGAGATGTCTGGCTGAATACGGAGGGTTCCACGTCCACCACCAAGACCAGCCTTAAAGGCACCAGGAGCGCGAACGCTGCCCTTTGAGGTAGCATTCATCCCAACTGGGAAGTTGGCAACTGGAGCGCCACCGCTAATCCCTACGTTTGGTGCGCCAGCAGGGGCACGGTTAGTGCCAGTGCCAGTGCTGTTCATCTTGACTGGAGCGTTAGCAAGTGGAGCAACACGTGGAAGTGGGGAGGCAATCTTCTCTCCACGGGCAAGTCGTCGTGCCTTGTCTAGCGCGGCGCCGATTGCTGCTACCTGCTCAGGTGTAGCGACATCGGGGTCGGTTGTATACTGACCTGGTACGCCTCGCGTACCCTCAAATGCCGCTGGGATCTTTCGTACCTTAGCCATCAATCACTCGCTCCATAATAGGTGAAGGTTGGATTCTCCAGTCCCTTCTCAGGATTACGCAATGCGTGTCGTACTGCGATTGCTAGTGCCATTACAGCATCTTGTTCAAGCTTCTTATCGTCCAGTTTATAGATCAGCAGTTGTCGCTTGAGTTCATCCCAAGGCCCACCCATTGGGAACTCAATCTGACCCTTGTCAATCACTGCCTTCAAGTCATTAAGAAGTTCTACCTTCTTAGACTTAGTACCGCCGAAGTCAAATCCTCGGAGCGGTCTAATCATTGAGAACTCCTGCTGGAAGAGTCGTCCTCCAAGTCCAGTAGAGTCCACGATAGTGGTGCAGAATGCACCGTCTTGGCTGTAGAGGAGATGTCCCTCACGAACCATATTCACGACAGCGGAAATACTCTGCTTCCCGCCGCGCTTTCTAACACGCACACCGCGCAACTTGCCGCGTTCTGTGATGTCTAGTGTGATGGCCCAGGTCGCGTCGTGTGAAATTCCTGGGTCTACTCCCTGAACATATCGGTGGCTCTTCGTTGGCTTCAGGTCATCTTCAAGCACCTTGTAGGATGCAAGGACGGACTGACTCCAGAAGAACGCATCGCGTGATTCAATAAAGAATCCGTCAATGTTCTGTGGAATAAGATATGCGGCTTGCTGGCGGACAACGTCATCAAAGTTGTCCTGCGTCAGACCGTAGCCAATGTTGTCGCGGGTGGAGAGTCGGAAGGAGATGAACTTCTCATCCTTCGCTGGGTTCTCTGGGTTACCCCGTTCCCACAGCTCCGCGTAATCGTTGATGCCTTCGCTTGGTGTCCCAATGAAGTGGAGTGGTCCACCAGTGGAGAGTCGTCGGAGGTTGAGTACCTCTTGGTAGATCATCACGAGATGCGGCTCAAACGCCGCTTCGTCAAATGAGACCCCGTTCATATCCTTACCAAGGAGAGCCTTTGCTCGATCCTGTGTGGTGCGGAAGTGGATGCTTGCTCCACCGACCATTGGATTGAACTTTACCCAGGCATACTCACCGCGATACTTCTTCTGGGTATCTACGACCTTGCCGAGTTCCTTGATGATAGCACATCCGCGTCCACGTTGCGCTGGATGGGCGCCAGATAGGATGGTCTCAATCTCTCGGAAGACCAGCTCTGCGGTCTCCTGCTGGATTCCTACGTGGTACCACTCGTATGGGGTATCTAGCCACTTGCGGTAGGAGTCTGGATCGCCTGCTTGCGGGTTGGCTAGTCCTAGTTTATATAGCGCGTGGTGGAGACACACAACAGCCATAGCAAGAGTCTTTCCAGCACGGTTCCCTGCTGAGACAACGGTCGTGATGTACCGTGGTCGATAACCCGTAGCGTCTCTCTCACTGCACGCCTTCCACCAGGCTACTTGCCCAGGATTTCCCTGAATACCCAACCAGCGAAGAGCAAAGAATTCAATGTCCTCACGTCCGCGAGCAAGATCAATAGCGACATCATTTGTTAACTGCTTCAAGACTTCCTCGCCTGTAGGCGAGATGAGATGTTCTTAGCCTTGGAGCGAGCATCTGCCTTACTGCTGGCACCCCAGGCCTGAAGCGAAAGAAGGAGTCGGGTCGGCTTCCCCTTCGCATCGCGTTCAGGACCTGGAGTATTTCCCATTCGTGCGAGGAACGATGCGCGTCGCGGATTGTCTCCGCTCTTGACTGGCGCCTTCAATGTGCCGCCAGTCTGCGACTTGTACGAGGCCCGACCCGTTGCGTTGAGACCACCCTTTGGGTTCTGTCCCTCTTTACGCTGCCACGCTGCTGTCTTCAATCTCTTACCTCATTGTGGAAATATAGTACTTCGTCGACCCTTGTGATCTTTCCACCGTGACCCGCAAGACCGTTGATGAATGTTCCGTCTGCCTCGTAGTGGCGATCCTTGTATCCAACGCTACGAGCATAAGATGTCTTAACAATGTAATTGCCAGAGGTTGAACTTCCAAGCCTGAACTCTGGAGTGGAGGACTTGCTCCATCCGCAGAAGACAACATCGCTGTCTTCCTGCGCCATCATCTTTTCGATGTAGGTCTTGTCGTACGAGTCGTCGTGGTTGAACCAGCCCGTGTAATCAGATGTCGCCAGGTCAAGCCCCTTGGCTCGCTTCTCGTGGCCCCAGTCGTTTCGGTTCGGTTCCGCATAGAATGTAGTTCCAGTGTAGAGCTTTCGCGCAATCTCACAAGGAGTGTCAGAAGCAAGTACAATGATTTCATCAGGGGGTCTACTCTGAGCGAGAAGCGCAGCAACCGTCCGAATCATTGCCGCCTCGTTCTCGTGAACAGTCACAACCGCTGTGAACGTCGCCACGGACCCTCCCAATAATGTCGCTTGTTGAAATACCCTTAGTGTATGGAATGTAGAGCATTGAGATGTCTCGCTCATCCAGCCATTCCTGGCTGATTCCCAACTGATCTATGAGCGATGCTCCAGTCCAATCGTCTCCGTGAGCGATATACTTGACCTCCTTGTCACGGATTGTGTCAATCGTCAGACCGCTGTCTTCGTCTCCGATGTTTGTGATGACATCGTCAACCCAGCGGCAGGAGCGAACCGACTCAATCCGCTCACCAAGCGTGAGGACTGGCTTTCTCTTGTATCGATCACAGAAGTCGTCGGTGTTGATTGCTACGATAACCTTGCCGTGCTGAGCGCATTGTTCAAGGAACCGTGCGTGTCCATAATGGAATAGGTCGAACGTCCCACCAACGTAGACCCAGGAGTTCATCAACCCTTAGCGAGTGCGCGGAGCTTCTTAAGGTTGGCTAGCTGCTTTGCACCAAGTGTCGTCCCGCCCTGCTTAAGATTCTTGAGTTTAGTGAGTCGTGCTGACTGAACTGCCGTTAGACCTTTCGTTGTGGATGCCATATTAAAATTTGCATTCTTTCCGAGTGTGTAGTTAATATTCTTACTAGTATCAATTCCTCCTGGAATGTCATTGCCATACTGATCGTATCCACGAAGTTTAGCAATGATCTCCATACCCTTTTCTGGCATACCAGCATTGGCCCAGTATGATGCAATCTTACTTTCGTCCCATCCATAGTTTGCACCCTCTGATTTTCCTGTTCCAGTAAGTTTTCCACCGAGTGCAAAGAAACTTGTTTCAGCATTTCTCTGGTCTGGTGTAAGTTTTGCCATTGCTGCCGCTGATCTGCGAACCATCTGAGTCGCCTTTGCCTTATACTTAGCAGACTCGTTGGCCTTAGCAAGCGGAAGCAAGTTTAATGCGTTCTGTAACTTAAGAAAGTTTATTCTTGCCTGGTCATACGAAATTTTACCAGATAGAACTGGATCTTTAGCAATCTGCTCAGCAGTTAATGGAGCTGGGCGAGTCCTTGGAGTCCTTGTTTTTGGTGTAGTACCATCAGTAGTACCAGGTTCTGCTGCAGTATCACCAGTAGTGTTCATCTGGTTAATTTGCTTTAGCACATTACCAGCGTAGTCCGTCGGTGCCTGCTCTCCGAATCGTCCCTTCCGTGCCATCTTATTCGCCCTTGTAGCCAAAGGCTACGTCGTTAGGGTTGAGCCAGCGAAGGATCACTGGGAGGAGTGCTGCGACGCCAGCGGAGATGATGCTCTTGGCAGCGTCGCCATTGAGGTCAAACGCTGACCCGCCAAGTGCGAGGAACTGCGCCACGCAGGCAGCAGCGAATGATCGACCCCAAGATGCGAGAAGTGCCTTCTGTTCCTTATTCATAGTATCTCCTACTTCTTTACGATGATGCAACGCTTAAAGGGTGCATCACCCTTGCTGGAGGCGATTGCCTTCAGTTCCTTGTCCGTCACCGTGACGGCAAACTTTTCCTTACCCTTACCAGTGAATGTTGGGTCCGCGAACTGGAATCCCTGTTCCTCGGACCAAGCTGCGGCGGTCATATGACCATACGTCGCGCCAGCGTGCCTACCGATGTATCGTTTGTGCCACGCGCTGATTGCCTGTGGCGGGTAGTTCTTTGCTGCGTCCACGTTGATGATGAGTGCTGCGCCCTTCTTGAGGCTTTCCACGCAGTCGTCCCAGTCCCTCGGATATCTGGCGTTGGCGCCAAGTACCTTGCAGGTCTTGATTAGATCCCATAGACTTGAGCCGTTGTCACTGACACCCTGCTTCTCCTTGAATCCAGTGGCCTTCTCTTTTGCTGCAATGCCCTCACCAGCGGTAATCTCCTTGCCGAGGACCCAGGAGGAAGCGCACGCTGCGCTAGACGGTCCACAGTCATCAAGTACGCCGCCAGCCTCTACGTGGTCAAGCTGTGACCTAACCTTCAATTGCATCAGGTGTCTCCTTGATCTCTGTTGCCTCTAGGAGTTGGTAGGTGGCGACTCCGCCGAGGATGCCTGCAAGGGTGAGTGCGATCTCTCGGTCAGCACCCTTTTCCTGGCGGCGGTCAATCATCTCCTGTGCGCGGAGTCCTTCAGCGAGAGTCGGAGTCATTAGACCCTCTTCAACTGCTGAGTGGACGTAGTCGCGGACCAGTCCTGCCAGATCACCGCTGCCCTTGATCGTCTTCTGCTGCTTCTGCATCACCTTGACGGCCTGCTGGCGAAGTCTCTCGTGTGGCTCGGTTAGATGTTCACGCTTATGCTTGCCGAGAGTTATTCGGCTAATGTACTGGGCGTTCTCTTCAAGCCATTCGGAGATTCTTTGATCGGGGACCTGGTCCCTCATTTTCTTATTAATCGTCTCCACCAGCGGGCTGCGGCAGACGTGGCAACCAGTGAGGACAGGGGCAAGTTCTGTCATTCTTCTTGGACTGGTGGCCAAACGATGGAACCATCATTTATACCATTGACAAAGCTAGATGCCCAGGCTTCTGCACCAGCGTGATCTTGCCAAGGACCAGGATTATCAATGGTATTACCATCCTGATCTTTAACAATCACTTTGAAGTCCTCTGTAATTTCATATGAGTATGTCATCTGCTACTAATCGATGCCTTCCCAGCACCAAGAAGAATGTAGTTTCCATCAGTAGCCAAGATATATACATTTTCATTTGATATGCCAGTTGATGTAATTGCGCTTCCCGAAGTAAATGCGCTCGTTGGGAGCGAGGATGCGCTTTTACTGTATTTTACAGTTGTTACACTTAATGTTGCCTGAGCAATAATAAATACACCATTACACTTATTAATTGCAACACCAATTCCAGCAGTTAGGCCACTAGTAATTTGTGTCCAGGTAGTTCCATTTGATGAGTATGCAGCCTTTCCATTGGCTCCAGATGCTACCCAATAAGAACTCTCTGTATCATACATTACAAAGTCAATATCGTCTGCACCAAATGAACTTGTCCTTGCTGTCCAGGTTAGACCATCTGTTGTTGTTGAAAGGAGACCACCATCTCCAACTCCAACCATTGTGGTACCGTCTGTTGCAGCCCAATTAATACCATTGGTTGGGTACCCAGCAGCATTGCTTACTGTTGTAAATGTTCCAGAAATTGACGATGAATAGCCATACTTTTTTATTGTTGAGTTAAGAAAAACATAGTATGTTGAACCAAAATAACACATAGAACTTACTCTAGCTGTTGCTTCGAATACTGAACCGCTTGTTGGAGTTACTGATAAATCAGTAGAATATCTCCACGCTCCATCTGGGTCACCTGTTGGCAAAAAGTAATATCCATTCCAGTATTGTGGCTTAGAGTTAGGATTGGCTGATCCAGCATATGATGCTGTTGTCCAAGAAGATAAAATATTTGATTTGTATACTAGATTATCGGCTCCACCAAACCAGAATCCTCCTCCATAATTTAAATTTTGTGCCTTAGTTCCAGATGCTACAATTAGAATTTCAGTTACAGATGTGCCAATTGAACCCTGCTTTGCGCCAGCGGATGCAATGGTTCCGAATGGCATTAGGCAATGTCTCCGACAAGAATCCACGTATTTGTAGCGGTCTTAATGAGTGATGCTGATGACCACTGCGCACGAAGTGTAAGGCCATATGTCCTCTGGACCGTGACACCAGTACCAGCAGCAACCGTTAGAGTTCCAGTACCAGCCCTAAGAAGGTGGACTTGGTCGCCAATATTAAATGCAGCAGTTGAGTTTGGTGGAACAGTAATCACTAGATTTGATGCGGAGTTAACGTAGAGAAGGTCATCTTTGTCTGTCAACGCAATCGTTGTACTTGCAGTAATTGTTGTCACTGCAATAATTCCACCGCCAGCAGCTACGGAAAATGTTGCTCCACCAGATCCATTGGCAGTAAGAACCCAACCACTTGATCCACCAGTCGAATCAATTTTTGCAGTGTTTACCGCAGCGGCATTGATCTTCGCTGCAACTACCGCATTATCTGCTAGTTCAGCAGAAGCAACCGAGGCGTCAATGATCTGACTTGCGCCAACAGATGCTGCCGCAAGGTGTGTAGAGTTGACACTTCCAGTGGCAATAGCAGCAGACCCTACTGCACTAGCGGCAATGGAGGCCGAAACGACTGCTCCAGTTGCGAGGGCAGCAGAACCTACTGCACCAGCAGCGATCTTTGCTGCAACGACGGCATTGCTTGCAAGGGCGGCAGAGTCTACTGCTCCAGCAATGATGTCGCCAAGTGCAACAGCATTTGCAGAGATGTGAGTGGAATTAATAGCACCAGCGGCAATGTGTCCGCTCGTAACCTGTGATGCAGCAATCTTGGCAGAAACGATGGCGTTATCTGCAATGCCGACAGAGGTCAGTGCCTGGGCAACCCACCCAGAGGATGTGCTGCTGTAGACAAGTGGCAGGGCCGTGCTGACTCCGCCGACGAATACGTCGTGGAGTTCGTCAAGTTCATATCCATTCTGCACCTTGACCACGATTTCGCCTGTGCTGACGTTTGCCTTGGTGACGACTCCGAGGTAGACGCTGTGACTTGGCTCTGCTGGTGGTGCGTTAAAGACGTATGAGCCTGGGGTATTCCCAAGCCAGACCGATGATCCAGCAGATGCTGCTGATGTGTCGATGTTGGAGAGCTGACCATCCTTAATAACATATCCAAAGTCGTTATTTGTCAGCGTTGAGGCAAGGATTCCAAGGGTCTTGCTTGATGTTGCCTCAGTTGAGGCGGAGGATAGACCAATGAGGGCGTTTGTCCCGTCAGCACCAGTGACGTAGACCACTGAACCCTTAGCAATCGTTGACCCAGAGGAATTCTTGACGTAGGATCGGAGGACTTCGGTGTTGGTTGCGCTCGTTGCCCCAGTGATTGCCGACTGGTCAATGCTAACAGAGACAGTACCACCAGAGATGGCGGCAGAGATCGGTGAGACGCCAATGACCGAGGTGAGGCTTGACGTAGATGCTGGGGTCCAGATTGTGCCACCAGTGCCATCTGCGGCAAGCAGATAGCCGTTTAGTGCCGTAGTGGACGATAACGAGATAGTCTTTCCACTGGTGGTCGTTGTAAGTGCAATCGGAAGTGACGCAGAGAGCGTGGAGGTAGATACCTCATTCTCCAGCGTCTGGAACTCATTGGTGTCAATCCAGACAAGGGTAGGCTCTACTGGAGCGATGTCGGCATCAAACTCCTCGTAGAGCTGGTCAGGGATGGAGAAGACAGTCTCCGCTGGACCCTGGATATCATATCCATTCCAGTGGAGGTCAATTGCTCGCCCAAACTTAAATGTTGCCATTACTACCCCTTATGTGTATTGGTATTAGGAAGCGCCGTACTTTTTGGTCTCAGCGACCTTCATCTTGCGCGTCTCGCCCTTCTCGTGCTTCTTCTGAGCAGCCTTGCTCATTCCGCGCTGATCCTTGGCTACGCCGCCCTTGACGACAACCTTACCCTTGCTCTTCACGTTCTTTCCCTTCGACTTGCCAGCAGAAGCAAGCGCCATCGCAATGGCCTGCTTCTGTGGATGACCTTTGTGCATCTCCATCCGAATATTCTCGGAGATGACCTTCTTAGATGAACCTTTCTTGAGTGGCATTAGTATCCTGCTTCCCTATTCATCTTGTTGGTTGCATCAAGCAAACGACGGCGATTGCCCTTTGGCTTGCTCCAGTCAGGAATGAACTTCTCTCCAAGGTTCTTCTTGCCCTTGAGCGCAGCAGCCTTCTTCTTTGCCGCGACCTTCAGGCGCTTATTTCCAGCAGCACTGTCTGGATTGAGCATCTTCGGCATTACTTTTCTCCAAATGTTGGGAGTGGCAATAACTGTGCCACAACAGTTGAGAGCGAATCTGCTCCCCGTTCCGATTCTACGTCCCACACGTGGGACAGAATCTCAAACGCCGCACTCCCTAACGGCTTCTCCAGTGTATCCACTAGGCGCTCGACCCCTGCGTAGTGGCAATGGATTAACTCGTGGGCGACGACCCTTCTGATTTCTGTCGCCTTCTCCTTCCAGATATCTGGTGAGAAGCGAATGGTCGCCTTGTACAGGTTTTGGCTTACCTCGATGTCCGCCCAAGCGTCCTCCGATGCAGCTTCCTTAGATACCGTAAGTTCCCAATGGCCGAGTCCCATTAGCCTTGCACAGCGGTTGACGTATTCGGTTACCGCTGTCGGCATAGAACCCCCTCTTAAACGGTCGTTTTGTAACTATTTAGCGTCCGCGCTTTGGTGTCTTATATTTAGCAAGTTTCTTTGCTACTTCAGATGCAGTCTTTACCCGATTC